TCGGTTGCTTCATTTAAGCCCCTCAAGGTTGTTATCTTGGACGAGGCGGATTTTCTCACGATTCAAGCGCAAGCGTCGCTCAGAAACATAATTGAAACATTTTCTAGAACTACAAGATTTATTTTAACTTGTAATTATATAGAAAGAGTGATTGATCCCTTACAATCAAGGTGTCAAACAATTAAAGTAGTACCTCCTACCAAGAAAGAGGTTGCAGTACATTTAGCTAGTATTTGTGATAAGGAGAGCATCAGTTATGATCCAAATGCCATTGGTAAAATTGTAAATAAGTTCTATCCGGACTTACGTAAAATGCTTAACACTATCCAGTCAAGTAATATTAAGAACAAGCTCACCTTAGATGATTCTTTACTTGTCAGTACTAGTTATTTGTCTGCTATATTAAATGAATTAAAAAAAGACAAACCTAAATTTAATACTATTCGACAAATAATTGCTGACTCAAATGTTGACGATTATGAAGAAGTATTTAGGTTTTTATATGATAATGCTGACGCATATCTTCCTGGTAAATCAGGTACAGCGGCTTTTCTAATTAATGAGCACCAATATAAAGCTAATTTTAGAATAGATAAAGAGATAAACATAATGAGTTTAATTAATAATTTAATAAATAATAAGTAATTTTATGGAAGCACCAAAACAACCAAACATTGATTTAAAATCAACTGAAGGAATGAAAAACGCTGAAGGCGGAAGTATATTCAAATCAGGAGTTATTTTAAGAAAAATTTCTAAATTTGTAGCAGGAACAGATAATGATGCTATAATGCCTATTCCAATTTTTTATGACCCATCAACTAATAAAATATTAGGGGAAGGATTACCATTGGAATTAAGAGATGAACTTAAAGACGAAATAGTATAATGAAAAATATTTTTGATTGGCTTAAACAAATTAATTCAATCAAATCCGACCCAGACTCCTTTTCTGATAAAGATTGGGAGATCTGGAACAGTTATATGGTACATAGGTTTATGTCTATGAACCCTAACTATTTAGATTTAGTAAATGAGGCACAGCAAATATTACCTCAGAATAAAAAACAAATTTATAATATTTATAGGGAATACATTCCTAAAAATAATAAATGGAATAAGTATATTAAATCAACGTTAAAAAAACGTAATAAACAGTTAGTAGAACATTTAAGTACATACTGGGAATGTTCGCAAACTGAAGTAAGAGATTACTTAAAACTTTTGGATAATGATGAAATTATTCGTATATTGACCAGTATAGGATTTGAAACAAAAGAAATTAAAACCCTAATAAAATGAATATAGAAGTATACAACTTTTTAAAAGCAGAAGCAGAAGCAGATAAAGCTAAAGCACTTGCAAGTATTAAATTATTAACAGCACATCCAGCAGGTATAGGTGATCATTCCACTAAAGATTATTGGGATAATTGTACTGAATCACTTAAATTACTTTCATCAGCACATGAAAGGTTAGAGATGCTAGAAAAATATTTTAATAAAACTGAGTTACTATAAGTGAGTGACTCTGTACACCCAGAAGGTTACGACCCATTAAGTTGGTGGAACCATTTTTGCAAACCACAATTAAATAAAGATAAAGTTATGAGCGACTCAGTGAAAAAATACCATGAAATGGTGAGTGATAAAATTGGTCAAGCAGCTATTGACCAACAAGGTACTAAAGTATCAGAAGCAGTTGAAGTATTTGAAAATGAATATCCAGAATTATCTGAGGAATTTAAAAGAATAACTGAGGAAATGTATGAAATGTTTGCTCGTAAGCATATGGATTATGGTTTAAATAATATTGCTTTAGGTGGTGATATTATAAATAATAAAGATGACAAAAAATTCTCATTAACTGGTTTATGTATTAGACTTACAGATAAAATCTCACGTCTTAAAAATTTACTAATTAATGGGAGATCATTTGTTAAAGGTGAGGGTATGGAAGATACATTTATTGATATTGCCAATTATGGAATAATAGGTCTTTTAGTAGGTCGAGATAAATGGAAAAAATAGTTTGGCTAAAAAAATACCAAGTATTGTTAAGGAGATTAGAAATAATCCACCCTCTGAGATAAATTTTGCATATCAGAAAAATATATCATATTCTCAGATGTCTATCTTTAGGGGTTGCCCTCATAGGTGGAAATTACAATATAAAGATAAAATAAAGAAATTTACCTCATCAATTCATACTGTATTTGGGACAGCTGTTCATGAAGCAATGCAACATTATTTAGATGTAGCATATGAGAAATCATTTGCTGCTGCTGATAGAGAAATTAACATACAAGAATATTTTCAAGAAAAATATATAGGTGAATATCAAACCCAATATAAGAAAAATAAAAATTCCCACTTTTCCGATGCAGCCGAAATGAGAGAATTTTTTGAAGATGGAGTAGCTATATTAGAATGGTTTAAAAAGAAACGTAGTGGATATTTTAGTAAAAAAGGTACATTTTTAGTTGGTTGTGAAATACCAATTATAATTCCACCAAATAAAATGTATAATAACATATTATACATGGGGTATCTAGATGTTGTCACATATAATGAAAGATCAGATACATTTAAAATAATCGACATAAAAACCAGTACTAAAGGATGGAATAAATTTGCTAAAGCAGATGAAGATAAACAATATCAATTATTATTATATAAACAATACTTTTCAGAACAATATGGAATACCATTAGATAAGATTGAAATTGAGTTTATGATATTAAAAAGAAAAGTGTTAGATTGGGATGACGAGAAAATTATGTCACCCCATCAAGCATATAGAGTGCAACAATTCACACCTCCTAGTGGTAAGATTAAATTAGGTAGAGCTAAAAAAGCAGTGAATGATTTTATACAAGAATGTTTTACCTTTGATGGAGGTATTAAAGATAAAATTTACCCAAAAACACCATCAAAATGGACCTGTAATTTTTGTCCATTTAAAGAAGAACAAGAATTATGTGGAGCTGGTTTAGATTTTGCGTAGTTTAGAGAATATTCATATATGTATAGACAAATATAACGTTATTAAAAAATAAAAATTATGTCACAAAGTAAAAAAATGACACTAACAAGTGTTAAAGTCCAAAGCCAGTTATTTGAAAATTTTAAAGTAGAATGTGTGAGACGAAAATTCTCATTCCAAAAACTTGCCGACCGTAGTTTATTTTTGTATCTTACAAACGAAGATTTTAGAAAACAAATTACAAACCAAACCAATATTGAATTATAAAAATTAATGAACATGAATAAAAGTTTTGAACACCTTCCTAAAAATAAAAGGAAGAAATTAGTCCTTATATGTGATGATATTAGAGTACATTCAGGTGTAGCTACAGTTGCTAAAGAAATTGTAACTCATACTTGTGGTCATTTTAATTGGGTAAACATAGGAGGAGCAATTAACCACCCAGATATAGGTAAAATATTAGATCTATCAGAAGAATGTAATAAACATGCTGGTATAGATGATTCTGATGTTAAAATTTATTGTGTAAATGGATACGGTAAAGATGATGAGATTAGACAGGTGTTAGATGCTGAAAAACCAGATGCATTAGTATTATTTACTGATCCTAGATATTTTCAGCATGTATTTAATATGGAAGATGATATTAGAAAAAAATGTCCAATAGCATATATTAATATTTGGGATGACTACCCAGCACCAAGATATAATCAAGCGTTTTATGAGTCTTGTGATTTATTAATGGGTATTTCAAAACAAACTAAAAACATTAATGAATTAGTATTAGCTGATGTAGATACTAGTAAAAAAGTTTTTAGATATATCCCACATGGTTTAAATCATAACGATTATTTCCCAATTGATAAAGATCATGATGAATATAAAGATATGAAAATATTTAGAAATAATCTATTTAGAGGAGATGATGTTGATTTTGTTATGTTTTTTAATTCAAGAAACATTAGACGTAAACAAATTCCAGACACAATGTTAGCTTATAGAGCGTTTTTAGATACATTACCTCAAGAAAAAGCTGATAAATGTAGGTTTATATTACATACTGAAGTTATTACAGATGCAGGTACAGATTTAGAATCAGTTAGAGAATATTTATTTGATGAAAAGTATCCTAAAGCATGTATATTTTCACTTAATAAGCTAAATAGAAAAAATTTAAATTATCTATATAATGTAGCAGATGTACAGGTATTATTAACATCTAATGAAGGGTGGGGATTAACAATTACTGAAGCAATATTAACAGGTACTCCTATTATAGCTAATGTAACAGGCGGAATGCAAGATCAAATGAGATTTGTTGATGATAAAGGTAAATGGTTTGAACCAACACCTGAAGTTCCATCTAATCATAGAGGTACTTATAAAGAGCATGGTGAATGGGCATTTCCAGTTTACCCAACAAGTAGATCAATACAAGGATCACCTCCAACACCTTATATTTTTGATGATAGATGTAGGTGGGAAGATGCTATGGAACGAATTAAAGAAGTTTATAACTTATCTCCAGAAGAAAGACAAAAAAGAGGTTTAGCAGGTAGAGAATGGGCTATTAGTGATGAAGCTGGATTTACAGCTGAAAGACAAGCTGAAAGAGTTGTTGAAGCATTTACTGAATTATTTAAAGTATGGGAACCTAGAGAGGATTTTGAAATTGTAAATGCAACTGAATACAAAGGTAAATTATTAAATCATAAAATTTTATATTAATGAAAAAACCAAGTTTTTATATAAGTTGCCCTTTTGACACATATAGTGGTTATGGGGCTAGATCAAGAGATATTGTTAAGTCAATTATCGAGTTAGACAAATATGATGTTAAATTATTAAGTCAAAAATGGGGTAATACACCATTTAATTTTACAAAAGACCATGAAGATTGGTCATTTTTAAATGAACTTAGAGTACCAGGAGTAGCTCAAGGACAAAAACCAGATATTTGGATGCAAATTACAATCCCAAGTGAATTCCAACCAGTAGGTAAATTTAATATTGGCTGTACAGCTGGTATTGAAAGCACAGGATGTGATCATACTTGGATTACAGGTTTAAATAGAATGGATATGAATTGGGTTTCTTCAAAACATAGTAAAAAAGTATTTACTGAAGTTGCATTTGAACAGAAGGATCAACAAGGTAGAACTACAGGCCATGTTTTAAAAAATACAAAACCTATTGAAGTTGTATTTGAAGGTGCTAACTTAGATGTTTATAAACACATACCATCAGATAAAGTAAAATTAGATTTAAGTGCTATTAAAGAATCATTTTGTTATCTATTTGTAGGACATTGGATGGCAGGTGATATGGGTCATGATAGAAAAAATGTTGGTTTAATGGTAGATTATTTCTTCCAAACATTTAAGAATAAAAACCAAAGACCAGCTTTAATTTTAAAAGCATCTACTGGTAGAAACAGTTATATGAGTAGAGAAGAAATGTTAAATAAAATTGGTAAAATAAAAAAACAATACCCAAATGATGATTTACCAAATGTTTATGTTTTAAATGGTGCACTTACTGATAAACAAGTAAATGAATTATACAACCATAAAAAGGTAAAAGCAATGGTTAGTTTTACTAAAGGTGAAGGATTTGGAAGACCATTACAAGAATTTTGTCTATCCAAAAAACCACTAATAGTATCAGGTTGGTCAGGACATATGGATTTTATTGAACCTGGATTAGCTATTGTATTAGGTGGACAATTAGAACCAGTACACCAAAGTGCTGCTAATCAATGGCTTAAAAAAGAATATCAATGGTTTCAAGTTAATCCTAAACAAGCTAAAGATTCATTTAAAAATGTATTTAAGAATTATAAAAAATATGTTGATGGAGGTAAGAGACAAGGTCATTATATTAAAACAAATTTTAGTTATGATAAAATGAAAGAGTTAGTTGGTAGTATTTTAGATAAAAATGTACCTGAGTTTGCAAACGAGTTAAAACTAAATTTACCAAATATGAATACTCCTAGCTTAACAACTCCAAGTTTAAAAAAAATATAAATGAAACAATTTGATGAAATAATAGATTGCCCTAAATCAGGAGGTGATTTATGTTATAGAATAGAAGTTACACCTGAGATTACTAATTATTTTAGTATGTCTTGTGGTTTTTGGACTAATAGTTTAATGACACCTGATCAAGATTTTTATAAGGAACAATGGGGGGTATTACCTGAAATTTATAAAGATTTAGCTTGGACAGATACTAAAACAGGATTAACATGGTTACCAAATACAGTTAATGTAACAGAATTAGGTATGGTTTACGCTGATGGTGTTGGTAAAGATGAATGGTCTTGGGCTGCAGTTAAATCTGAAAAATTAGATGAACCAGTTAAAAATAAAGATGGTTCAATAACTGAATATAAACCAAACATGAAATCAATAAAACGTTTTCATGAGCGAGATTATATGGATGCACTTTCATATATTGGAGCATTACCTGGAGGAGAAGATGAAGATTAGTTATGCAATACCTGTTTGTAATGAACACGTTGAATTAGAAAGATTATTATCATTTTTAGTAAGACATATAAATGAAAATGATGAAATAATAGTTCAATGTGATGAAGGGAATACTATACCTGAAGTATATAAGGTATTAGATTCATTTAAGGCACCAGTTGGATTAAAAGATCCATTAAAAGTTATAGAATTTCCCCTAAATAGTCATTTTTCAAATTTTAAAAATAATTTAAAAGAACATTGTACAGGTGATTATATATTTCAAATTGATGCTGATGAATATCCACATGAAAGTTTAATAACACAATTACCAGTTATATTAGAAGCTAATCCTGAAAATGAAGTATATTTAGTTCCTAGAGTTAATACAGTTGAAGGATTAACTGATGGTCATATTCAACAGTGGAGGTGGAATGTAAATGAAAAAGGTTGGGTAAATTGGCCTGATTATCAATGGCGTGTTTGGAAAAACAAACCAGAAATAAAATGGGTAAATAAAGTACATGAGAAATTAAGTGGACATAAAACATATGCTGCATTACCTGATATGGAAGGGTTATCGTTATATCATCCTAAAAAAATTGATAGACAAGAAAAACAAAATGCATATTATAATACGTTATGAGAATAATATATAGAATATCAGATGAGGGTTATAATAAAGTAAAACCTGATTATATTAATAATGAAGCATGTTTAGCAAATGCAGTTAAAGTATTTGATGATTGTGAGTGGTCTATTATAGCAGATAATATTTCTAAAGAAACTAGTGATATGATCGAAAAATATAAATCAAAAGATCATATTTTATATGTTAATAAAGGTAATGGAGCTGCTACATTTAATATTGCTTTAGATGAGGCATTAAAAATGGATGATAATGATACTGTTTATTTTTTAGAAAATGATTATTTACATAAACCAGATTCTAGAGTTATTATAGAAGAAGGATTTGAATTAGGAGCTCAATTTGTTTCATTATATGATCACCCAGATAAGTATATTGGACCAAATGAAGGTGGTAATCCATATTGTGAAGGTAATGCTGAAGATACTAGGGTATATTTAACTGATTCCGTACATTGGAAGATAACAAATAGTACAACAATGACATTTGCATCACAAGTAAGTACATTAAAAGAAAATGAACATACATTTAGAACATGGACTTCAGGTACTCACCCAAATGATTTTAAAATGTTTTTAGAATTAAGAGATCAAAAACAATTATTAATAACACCGATACCAGGTTATGCTACTCATGGAGAGACAGCTTGGTTATCACCTTTAACAGATTGGAGTAAAATATGATTAGTGTAATTATCCCAACTTATAGAAACCCTGAATATCTGGATTTATGTCTTAAATCAGCAATTGAACAGCAAGATAATAAAAATGAAATTATAGTTGCTATAGATGGATATTATGATGAAAGTAAAGATATATTAGAAAAATATAAAGATAACATATCAGTGCTTGATTTAGGTCATAATCAAGGTATGCAACAAGCACTTAATTTAGGTGTAATAAATGCTACTAATGAGAAGATATTTATATTAAATGATGATAATGTATTTTGTAAAGGATGGGATACAGTAATAGAAAAATCATTAAATAAAAATAGTGTATTAACATTAAATCAAATTGAACCAACAGGTCCAGGTAT